CGGGCGATCTCGGTGTCGCTGACGTATTGCTGCATCAAGGCGAAGGCTTGGGCGATGACGGCTTTGCTGCTGCGGAGCCAACGGTCGACCATGGTTTGCTGGGTCAACATGGTGAGCGGCTGCGGGACGCTGGCGCTGAAGCGGCCGAAGTATTCGTCGACGTCGCGGCGGGTGGCGGCTTCGATCTCGATGGTGCCGCTGTCGAAACGCGGGGGGTCCATCCATCCGAATTCGCCAGGGCGTCTTTCCGGGATCTGGGCGCCGGGGCCGAAGATGAGGTTTAGTTTGCCGCGGTTCGCCGGGACGCGCACGGGGGGGAGGACGGCGACGGCGGCGCGGTCGGATCGGAAATCGCGCTGGGTCTTGATCTCATACTGCTGGCTCTCGAGGAGCTCGGGGACGCCGCGGGATTCGAGGAGGTTGCGGGAGATGCGTTCGCGGGCGAATTCGACGAAGGGGTAGTCGCCGTGGCTATACGGGAGGAGTTCGCTGACGGCGACTTCGTCGGCGACGGATTCGTGCAGGACGGTGTAGTGGACGCGGGTGGTTTGGTCCTTGTTGAATTGCTTCTGGTAGTAGTGCCAGAGTTCGATCATCTCGCGCTCGGTTTCGAGGTTGATGATCTCTTGCCGGTAGTAGTTGCGGATGGGGCGGCGGTAGGCGCCTTTGTGGCGGAGGGCTTGTTCGACGAAGTCTTCGCTATAGCCGTCGGTGACGATGCGTTCGCGCAGTTCGGTCTCAGTGACCATTTCGCGCCAGGACACGTAGCGTGCGCGTTGGAGGTCGGAGGTTTGAGGGGGAAAGTAGATGTCTTCCCAGGGCTCGAGGGCGACGAATTCGGGGCGGTTCTCGAAGAGGTAGGGATTTTCGTAGGTGCAGGCGCCGGTGTTGCGGAGGTCGCGGACGCAGCTGAGCTTGCCGGCGGCGGGGCCGATGAGGTCGGCGAGCATTTGCTTGGCGTCTTCCTCCTGGAGCGGGTCCATGATGCTCTCGAGGAGGATCTGGATCATGGGGTCGCCGGTCTCGGCGAGCATGGCGGCGAGTTGGTCGAGGGTGATGGTCTTCGACTCCGTGCGGGTGGTGCGGCGCCAGAAGACTCCCATCACGGCGAGGCCGTATTGCTCTTGCATTTGCGCGAGGAGTTCGACTTCGCGGCGTAAATCATCGGCGCAGTGCTGGAAGAGCATCCACTTCAGCGCGGTCTCGGCGCTGACCTTGGCGGCGTAGTCGCTGGACTCGATGGGCTGGAGTTGGATTTTGCTGCGGAAGAAGGCTCCCAAGAGCAAATTCACGTTTTCATTACAGATCTGATCGGCAAGCCTACAGCGACAATCAGATGCATTTTCCCATGGGAATGCGGCCTTGCCTAAAGCGGCGGCGTGTTTGCGTCCGTCGGGGGATTGGCCGGACCAGATGGCGTGGCGGACTTCGTAGTTGCGTTGCTTTTTGTCGAGGTAGCCGCCGACGTCGGACTCGGCCTCCTGGATATTGAGGAGGAAGCCGCGGATGTCTTCGGGGGTCGGGCGGCCTAGGGTGGCTTCGTAGTTGTATCCCGCGTTAATCATGCCGCGGCCTCCGAGGAGTTGGCAGTATCAGTTGGCTTGCGTCCGCAAGCCTGTCTCGCAGACTCGGCTGTCAGTTGGCAGTTGGCAGAGGGAGAGATTTGGCTTCGCTGCGCTTCAGCCTGTCTCGCTTCGCTCGGCTCAGATTGGAGATTGGAGATTTCAGAAGTCTCTTGGTCTCTTGGTCTTTTGGTCTCTTGGTCTGTGCCGGGGGCGCTGAGGCCGGCAAAACTTACCTGAGTTTTGCTGGACGATGTTTGCACCCGGCACTCGGGGTTGTCGCGGAGCAATGATTTGAGCCAGTCTTTGTCTCTGGTGATTCCGGGGTTGCGGCGTTCCCAGTCGATGAAGGCGAAGGCGTCGATGCTGGCTACGTGCTGGCCTACTCCTTCGATGTGGGCGTGCTCGAGTCTGGCGTTGGCCTCGGCGATGCGTAGCTGCCGGGCCCGGGCGTTGACGGCTTGGGCGTAGAAGCCGCGCTGTAACTCCTCTTTGACGAGGGAGCCGAGTTCGGTGTCGAGGTCGAGCATGAGGAGAGGGATGAAACTTGAGTTTGAAACTTGAGTGACGGGGTCACGGCGGGTCCGGAGGCCCCGCCCTACCCTTTACTCAGGTTTGCCTATGGGCCATCTGCGGTTCAGGCCTCAGCCTTCAGCCTTGGTTTTTTGAAGTTTCACGCTTTTGCTCCCCTGGGAATTTTCCCTGAATCCACCATGAGTTGTTGCCGAGTTGGCGACATGAACCCAGGGGAGCAAAGTGCGTGCTACCTCATCAGCTGAGGCTGTCGAGCTGGGCGACTTCGAGGAAGATGTGGATCTCCCCTTTGTCGAGCTCGAGCAGGTCGTAGCTCGCCATGGAGGCGAACTTGGCGACCACCGCGGTCGAGGCAACGTAGGCGTGAGGCGTGGTCGAGGCGTGGGCCTTGGCCAACACTTCGGTGCCGTTCACGTTGATCTGCTGCGACGTGATGAAGCGGTCGTCGTCGGTGGCGTCGCCAACGATGACGGTGTTGCTGTTGTAGGCCGAGGTGCCGACCAGCTCGAAGGGGGTCTTCAAGTAGGTGGCGGCGGACTTCACGACGCTGTTGGCCGGCAGGGTGATCAAGGTGATGTCCTGCGCGGTGTTGTCGGTGCCCTGCGTCAGATCGGTGTGATCGACGACAAAGCGGTAGTTGAATCCACGAGGACTCTCGTGGAGTGAGCGGAATGCGTTGGTTGTCATAATAGTGATTTCCTCCGATTAGTCCGCGGTGCTGGCGATCTTGCCATGAACCAAGGGGTTATCGACTTGGAGCGCCGCAATGGTGTCTACTATGCCCCGCGGTCCTCCACCGGCATCGTCAAGCGGCATGTAGCGCGGACGACGGTTGTAGCGGATGCTGACGCCGTCCATGTCGAGCAGGTAACCGCGGCGCAGCTGGGAAGCTGTGACTTGGTCTTTAGCCAGAAATAGGGACGGTGTGAGGGCCAAGTCGCCGAAGTCGCCGGAAAACAGATCGATCTTTGCCGTGTAGGAAAGATCGGCGGCGTCTTGGTTGAAGAGGCGGACGGTGGCACCGGTGTTGGTGCTGCCGAACTGGACCTGCTGGAAGCCGGTGAAACGGCGTTTCAGGGTCGGTCCGCACAGGAGCGTGTAGCTCTTGTTTTTGCCGCACTGTTCATACAACGACTGGAGCAGCGCCTGGATGGTGCCATCCGTGATGCTGTTGGTCGCGGTCGTGCTGATCGAGGCAGCGGGTGTGCGGTAGGCAGCGGGAACGGCGGTAGCCGAATCACTCTGCGCACTGTTGCTGATCCAGCTACCCAGGCCCCTAGTTTTGAAGGGGGTGGTGCCGGATTGTTCGGTGCTGTCCTGATCGGAGCAGAACACGGACTCAAGATCCCTGGCGAGCTCCTGGAGGGAGCGTGTCACCGATCTTGCCATCTCGCGTTTGCGGCCGATGCCGGCGACATCCGAGACGGACTCGGCGAGGTCGTCGACCTTGGGCAAACGCCACATCTTTTGGATGCGGCCGTAGAGGCGGGCGCGGTTGGCAGCCTGGTTGGAGAACGTGGTTGCGTCCTGGTTGGAGAGCACGCCGTTGAGTTGCGGCTCGTTCATTGCGTCGACAAGCCAGCTGAAAAGCGGGTTGGTCGGATCTTTCGATTTCTTGGCCATCGAGAGCAGCGGCGTCGACTTTTGATCGGCGACGGCGATCAGGTCCGCGAGATCCTCGCGTGCTCCGACCTGATTGGTAATGAGAAGTTCAGCCATTGTAGTTGGTTTTCTAAATGTTGGTTTGGAATCTTGGTTGGAAGTGCATCACACGATGCTTTCCATGAACGCTTCGAGGGCGTTGCGATCGCCTCGGGCCTTGAGCGCGGTGTCGGCCTTTTGCCGCAGGGCCGCGCTCGAATTTGCAGACACTTTGGGACTGGCGCTCGGAGTCGGGGTTTTCGGCACCTTGTCGGTGGCCGCCGCTTTCGTCGCCG